GCTATTGCAAAACAGATGGTTGCAAAGGAAGAAGACGAAAAATTAATGACAAGAGAAGATTTAATTGAAAAAGTTGGTAATTTTTCAAGTTATGGTCCTTCTATTTATAAAAAACATAACTTAGCAGAAGTTGCAAATATGTTTGTTGAAATTTCCAAATCAGCTCAAAAACATGTAGTTGATGAAACAGCAGATTGGTTTGATAAGGTAACAGTTCAAAGAAATATGAATGACCTTAAAAAGCAAGCTGGTGGATTTGCTAAAATTGCAAATGAAGCTCAGGCTTTACAGGATAGAATGGCTGCTTTATATGAAGATATGGGTGGAATACTAAACAGATACTTTGAAATAAGCGAATTAAATGAAGGAAATATTGATGAGGATATTGATAGTCAGATAGATTCGCTAATGAAGCAAAAAGAAAAGTTAAAGGAAAAGAGACCAGTACCAACTAACGATGTTGCTCGAATTCAAGGTAGAATAAATGCACTTAGAGCAAAGAAATAAAAAATTAAACAGAAACGAGGACTAAATGGCGATATACGTTAAGGTTATAAATAATAAGTTTGAATTAGCACTTAAAAAATTTAAAAAGAAAGTAAAAGATGCTGGAATATTGCATGAAGTACAACAGCGTCAGTTTTACGAAAAACCCTCAGCTATACGAAGAGAGAGAAAAGCTCGAGGTTTAGTTCGTGCCAGAATTAAATCAAAAAAAGCTACGCTTTAAATATATTATACCATAATTATATAAAAATATAATGCACCTACATTCGTTAGGTGTTCCTAAATTAATCAATCGATTAAAGTTCCCAATAACTTTACAATGTAAAAATCTCTAAGGAGAATTAATATGGATAAATTAATCCAAGAAGCAATTGCTGACGCAAAAGCAGTACGCGAAACTGCATTAGCAAATGCTAAATTAGCTCTTGAAGAGGCCTTTACTCCACATCTTAAATCAATGCTTTCTAAAAAGCTTCAAGCTGAAATGGAAGGCGAGGATGGGGAAAACGATGATAGTGCTGTTGAAGAACAGGACGAAGAAGAAGGTAATGAGATAGAAGAGGAAATGGATTCTTCTGAAATAGGTGCCGCTGACAATAAAGAACCTGACGCTGCTGCTTCTGAAGCAGACGCACAAGGTCCTGAAGACGAAGGCTCCGCTTCAGAAGCCGGTATGGAAGATGAAGATGCTGAAAAAGCACCTGATCAAGCCATGGGTGAGAATCAAGAAATGGGTATGGAAGACGAAGATGCTGAAAAAGCACCCGACCAACCAATGGGCGAAGGTGATGAACCTGAAGACGTTGAAGACGGAGTGTATGAAGAAGAAGGCATGGAAGATGAAGATCCAGATCTAGAAGAAGTCCTCAGACAACTCGAACAGGAAATGGGTATGGAAGACGAAGACGAAGAAGCTGAAATGCCAGCTGAAATGGAAGAACCAGAAATGCCTGCTGAAGATGATGAAGAGCCTGCAATGGCTCCTGAAGAAGGATATAACGACGAAGACGAAGATCTTGACTTAGATGAAATCATTAAAGCACTTTCCGAAGAAGAAGGTATGGAAGACGAAGATGAAGAAATAGCTGAAGAAGACGAACCTGCAAAAGAGGCTGATGAACTCGAAGAGTATAAGCAGACTGTGATGTATCTGAAAGATAAACTTTCAGAGGTTAATCTTTTGAACGCTAAGCTTCTTTACACGAATAAGCTTTTCAGAAGCCGTAACGTAACTGAAGCTCAGAAAATGAAAGTGATTGAGCAATTTGACAGAGCAGCGAATGTTCGCGAAGTCAAACTTGTTTTCTCAACATTTGCTGAGTCAATGAAGCGTAAAGCGGTTAATGAATCTGCTAGACGTAAATCTGCTGCTTCTAAGCCTATTAAATCAACCACTTCTAAACGACCTATCATCGGCGAGCAAACTGATTTCAAAGCTCGTATGAAGAAATTAGCTAACATTATTTAATTGGAGAAACTCAATGTCTTTTAACAAAGAAATTAAAGATGTGATGGGCGGATACAATCCTCATAATGTGCTTTTAGATTCCTCTCGTAAATTGGTCAATAAGTGGGAGCCAACAGGCTTACTCGAAGGACTTAAAAACGAAAAAGAAGCTCCAGGTATGGCAGTTTTGCTTGAAAATCAGGCGAAGCAGTTAATCGACGAAGCTTCTCAAGTAGGAACCTCAGCAAATCAAGAACAATGGAGTGGCGTTGCTCTTCCATTAGTTCGTAGAATTTTTGCTGAACTATCTGCACAGGAATTTGTTTCTGTACAACCAATGAACCTACCATCTGGTCTGATTTTTTATCTAGACTTCAAATATGGTTCAGAACAACAGGGTGGAAACTTACACGCAAAGAACAGTGATCTTTACGGTAATACTTCTGCTTCTGGCGACCCTAGTGGCGGTCTTTATGGCGCCGGTAAATGGGGTTATTCAATAAACGATAAAAACGCAACAGTCGCTGTTTCAGACGCAAACTCTGCAACTGCTTCAGTAGCTGACGTTAGATTCGATGCAAACCTTTCAGCTTCGGCTGCAGCAGGAGCTCTTACTAAGATTTCCTTTACTGCACCAACTGACGGAGATATAGACGGTGTGAAAGCATGGGCTATCAACTCTGGTTCAGCCGCTGCAAAAGTTAGAGCACATTATCCTGCATTCACAACAGTTTCTGGTACTACTGTATCAATGATTGTTTCTGGATCTATAGGTAAAGATGCTCCATTGGCTGACGTCGTTGACATCGCTTATCACGCTGCACCAGGTGACACTTCACGTGGTGACTTCGAAACTACATTTGCTGCTGAAGGATCTAATCCTGAAGAATCAAATGCTGGTATTCCTGAAGTTGACATTCAGATGCGTTCAATCGCAATTACTGCTAAAACTCGTAAGTTGAAAGCTGTATGGACTCCTGAGCTTGCTCAAGATCTTAACGCTTATCATGCTGTCGATGCTGAAGCAGAATTGACTGCGATGCTTTCTGAGTATGTTACTATGGAAATCGATTTGGAAATCATTGACATGCTGAAAGCTAACGCTTCTGCTAAGACTGAAAACTGGTCAGCACGTGTTGGCTATGAATATTCTGGTGGCGCATTCAGTGAATTATCAGGTGCATCAAACGCTTATACAAAAGGCGATTGGTATCAAACACTTGGTAACAAAATACAATCAGTATCTAACGCAATCCACAAGAAAACTCTACGTGGTGGCGCTAACTTCATCGTGGTATCACCTGAAGTTGCTACCGTTCTTGAGTCAATTCCTGGTTTCGCTACAGATTCCGATGGTGATGTGACCAAATCGTATGCTATGGGCGTACAAAAAGTTGGTATGTTGAACAACCGTTTCAACGTGTTCAAGAATCCTTATTTACAAGATGATCAAATCTTGGCTGGATTCAGAGGCGCACAGTTCCTAGAAACAGGAGCAGTTTACGCACCTTACGTTCCGTTGATCTTAACACCAGTTGTTTACGATCCAACAAACTTCACCCCTCGTAGAGGCGTGATGACCAGATATGCCAAGAAGATGGTTCGTCCAGAATTCTATGGTCTTATCAACGTTGCACATACTGACACTGTTTAATTTCAGTCGATTTATTCGTAATGTATTAAAAAGGGGCTCTTTTGAGCCCCTTTTTTATTTTAATGGTTACAAGTTTCAATAACTAATATTTATAACAGAGTTAATATGCATATAACTTGGAGAATGTAAAATGGCTGTAACAATATGGCAAGGAAGTAGCACATTTGCTTCTGGTCAAACACCTTATGGGTTTTATGATTCTGATTCTAATTTTCAATCTGATGTTGATAAATTTGCAGATTGGGCAGGAAGACGTCTAGGGTATCCGATTGTTGATATAGAATTGCAATCAGGTTCTTTTTACGCATGTTTCGAAGAAGCCGTATCAGAATATTCAGCTCAGGTTAATCAATTTAATATTAGGGATAATTTACTCCATCTACAAGGACAAAATACTGGGTCAGCTAATGACTTTACTCACAAACGAATTAAACCAAATTTGGGTAATGTTATTAATATTAGTCAACAATATGGTGCTGAAGTTGGTGTAGGAGGTTTTGTTGATTGGAGAAAGGGAAGTATAGATGTAGTTAGTGGAAGTCAAGATTATGACTTAAACGAATTATATGCTAGTGTATCTCATTCAGGAGAAGCTATTGAAATTAAGAAAATATTTCATGAAGCAGTACCTGCAGTAAACAAATATTATGATCCTTATGCTACTACAGGTTATGGAACAGCAAACTTTGTAGAAGGATTTGGGTTTGGGGATTATTCTCCAGCAACATCATTTGTGTTAATGCCAGTTTTTGAAGATTTACTTCGAATACAGGCAATAGAATTTAATGAGCAAATTCGTAAATCTCAATATTCATTCTCACTCATAAACAATAAATTAAAATTATTTCCACGTCCTACTGCAAATGCAAAATTATGGTTTGAATACATTTTAGTTTCAGATAGGGACAATTCACAATCAACTTCTTATAGTGGATCTGCTGATGTTATTTCTGATTATTCAAATGTACCCTATGACAATATGGAATACCAATTTATTAATGATGTTGGGAAACAATGGATTAGAAAATTTGGATTGTCTTTATGTAAAGAACTTCTAGGTAATATTAGGAGTAAATTTGGAACTGTTCCAATACCAAATTCTGATGTTACTATGGATGGAGAAACTTTACGAAGTGAAGCCACTACTGAAAAGGAAGCACTCATTGCAGAACTTAGAGAAACTTTGGAACAAACTAGTAGGCGAGTAATGATGGAAGCTGATAGCGAAGAAGGTGCGCGCTTACAGGAAAAACTTGGCAAAGTACCACTTAGCATTTATATAGGATAGTTCAATGGCCGGAAGATTTATACGGAATAGAGACTTAGCCTTTTTTGACACCGTAAATAAAGAATTATTGGGTGATCCAAAAACTGGTAAAGATGGAGTAATTGATCAAATTGTTCACCTTTATAAAGTAGATGCATACGAAACTGAAACAAATCTTTATGGTGAAGCTTCTACTGGAAAGTCTTGGAGTAAAGGAATTAAATTGGCTTGTACTATTGAAGCTGAAGATTTTGATTTTGAACAAACAGATTTCGGTCCAGATTTAAATCAAAATGCTAGTTTTAATTTTTTGAGACAATCATTAATAGATCAAGATGTTATAGTCGATATAGGAGATTATTTAGAATGGAATTATGCATATTGGGCAATTAATGCAGTAAATGAAAATCAATTAATTGGTGGTCAATTCGACCAAAATCATTCTGTTACAGCAATAGCTTATTTAACAGATGTATCAGCAATGAATATTGAAAGAACAAGGTCTAAATAGTGGCAAAAGAAGTTAAAATAAAAGTCGGCGATAAGCCAATTAATAGAGGAAGAGAAGTCTCGAGAGCAGAGGATAGGGCTAAAAACCTTAATGTTGGCTTATTAGACATTGATTCAGCTATATTTTATTATTTCGAAAATGTAATAAAACCAACAATAATTGAGCATGGGGAACAAGTAAAAGTACCAGTTATTTATGCAAACCCAGAAAGATGGGCTGCGATACAACGACAAGGTTACCTTAGAGATAGAAAACGAAAAATAATGGCTCCAGCAATTGCGTTTAAACGTACATCTATGGCTAAAGATGATACTATGCCAATGGATAAAATGGATCCGCAAGCTCCTAAATTATTTCAAACTTTTCAATCCCAATATACTCGAGAAAATAGATATGATAAACTTTCTGCATTAAAGGGGATAATGCCAAAAAAGGAAATGTATGCAGTAGCAGTTCCAGATTATGTAAATTTAAATTACGATTTTACTTTATGGACTAGCTTTACAGATCAAATGAACTCAATTGTTGAAAAAATAAATTGGGCTGAAGGATCATATTGGGGAGAACCAGGAAAATTTAGGTTTAGAACTACAATTGACAGTTTTGAAGATGCTAGTGAATTCGAAGATGGTAGAAGAAAAATACAAACTAATTTTTCGGTTACACTTAAAGGATATTTGTTACCAGAACAATTTAATCCTGTTAATACAGAAAAATTTATAACACCAAAGCAAGTAACAATAGAAAATGAAAGTGAATTAAGTATTTTACCAATAACTGATATAGACACTGATGGTGTTAAAACGGTTAGAGTATTATCTACTGTAAATTCAGGAGGTGTTACAAGAACTACTGGACAATTTGATCTTATAAAATTAACTGCTGGTAAAAATATTCAATTTACGAGTGGAAATGAGTTTATACAATATGATGGTACATCTGAAGTTCAAGATACAATTGCATTAAAAGACGATGTGGTATTTAATACAGTTACAGCTAGTGCTATTGAAGTTGGTGATAATATTACAATTGAATCATTTAATGTCTCAGGTTCAATGATAGTTAGTGGATCTATGGTTGTAAATGGACAAACCATATTTAGACAATTAGATTCTGGCTCTGCTGCGATGATAGTCTCTGGTGCTATGCAAATCGGAGATGCAATTATAGGTGAAGCAACTCATAGTGCAAAATTAGAAATCGCAGGATTAGGTATTTTTTCAAACATAACCGAAACAAATATTATTGATTTAGGTGGCGACGCGTTTAACTAAAGGGAAAAATTAGATGGCATCTCCAGCTCATGATTTAACATTAGAAGTTAGTGGTGGATTATCAATAACTGGTAGTAATATTACAATACCTCCAGATGGTCAAACAGTTAACTCAATAGCATACGATGAACTGAATCCAGTTTTTGATAAGGTAGTAGTCGGTGGATTAAAATCTGATGAAGGATTAGATAAATTTTTTACTAATGAGATTAACGGAGCATTAGAAGTTGGAGGTCTAATAGTCTGTGGATCAGCAACATTTAATCAATTAGAGTTGGACAAACCACATATAGTTTCAAGTAGTATTAAGCTTGTAGATGGTGTATTACAAGGTGTAACAGAACAAGCAAAATTACAGATAGAAGGATTAGGTACAATGACAACTGGTAGCGCCGAGACAATAATAGATTTAGGCGACGGTTTTGAATAAAAGTAGTATTTATTAACAAATATGCGCACATAGCTTTATTGGAGATTTTTAATGGCTCAAATTATAAAACATAGACGAGGAACGCCTGAACAGCTTAAGACAAAAACCTTAAATGCTGCTGAGATTGGTGTTTCAACTGGATCATTTTTTTCTGGAACTCCAATTGTTCACATAGGTGACGGAGCAAATGCTAGTGGTTACGTTATTGGTCGTCTTCATTATGGTTCAACTGTACCAACACTAAATTCTGGAAATATAGGTGCATCATATAACGATATTCAATTTTACGATACAGCAACTTATAAATTAGTTTATTTACATACTGCTGGAAATCAAACTATGAACTTAACTGGCAACATTGCTGGTGGTTTTGTTACAGGTAGTTTAGGTGTTTCAGGATCTTTTGTCGCAACAGGTAGTAATTTTAGTATACAATCTGATGGTTCTGTTAGTGGTTCTGGAACTTCAACTGGTTCGTTTGGTAAACTATTAGGTGACGCAGCTCAATTATCAAATTTACCAGCTGGTTATTCTGTAGCTAATAGTTCAAATAATAGAATTTTAACATCAGTTGATTCAACAAATGCAAATGCAGAAGCAAATCTAACATACGATGGTTCTACATTAGAGATTAAAGCTGGAAACGTAAGTGGTTCTGGAACTTCAACTGGTTCTTTTGGTTATCTTCAAGGTGATGGAGGTGGAATAACAAATTTAACTTCCGCAGCAATTTCTACATACAACTCTTCTGGTAATAATAGATTAATAACTTCTGCCGATTCATCAACTGTACAAGGTGAAGCAAACGCTATATTTGATGGAACTTTATTATCTTTAACAGGTTCATTGGATGTCTCTGCTGATGTTGACGTCGATGGAACATTAGAAGCAGATGCAATAACAGTTGGTGGAACTGCATTAAATACCGTTATTGCTGGAGTTACAGTATCGAATGCAACTGCTGCCGCAACCGCAACTGTAGCAACAACTGTAACAATCACAGATAACGAATCTACAGATGAATCTAATGCAATTATATTTGCTGCAGGTGGTGATGTAGATGGTGGAAATCTTGGATTAGAATCTGATGGAACTTTAACATATAATCCTTCAGACGGAAAAGTAACTGCAACTGGATTTGTAGGTGCGTTAACTGGTCAAGCTGATACAGTAGCAACTATTGCAGGTTTAGCACCAAATACTGCAACAACTGCCGCATCTCAACCTAATATAACAAGTCTTGGAACACTAACGACTCTTACTGTAGATAATGTAATTATTAACGGTACAACAATTGGTCATACATCTGATACAGATTTACTGACATTATCAGATGGAAAATTAGTACTCGCTGGTGATTTAGAAGTACAAGGAACTACTACAACGGTAAGTTCAACAGAAGTTTCAATTGCAGATAGGATTTTAACATTAAATGCTAGCTCAGCAGGTGGTGATGGTGGACTATATGTAAACGATGCAGATGCTACTGAAACTGGATCGTTACTTTGGGATGTTAGTGAAGATAGATGGATAGGTGGAATAAAAGATTCAGAAGTTAATTTAGTAACTATTAGTTCAACTGATACACTTACAAACAAAACTTTAACTACACCAACTATTAGTAGTTTTGCAAACGCAAACCACGATCACTCAAATTCAGCAGGTGGTGGTAATATTGCACTTGGAACTGCTACAACTGGAAATTATGTTGGAACTGTAACAGCAGGATCAGGATTAACATCTACAGGTGCTACGACTGGAGAAGGAATTGCACATAGTTTAAGTGTAGACGCTGCTCAAACTGGTATTACTTCACTACTGGCAACAGATATTAAAATTGGTGAAGATGATCAAACAAAAATTGATTTTGAAACAGCAGATGAAATACATTTTTATGCGGCAAATGTAGAACAAGTTTACTTGGGTGATAATATTTTTGGACCACAATCTGACAGTGATGTTGATTTAGGTTCCACAGGAGTTCGATGGAAAGATGCTTATGTCGATAGTATTACTGTAACTGGTGAAATTGATGGTGATTCATTAGATATTGAAGGTGATGCAGATATTAACGGAACATTAAATGCTGACAATGTTGATATTGATGGAACTCTTAATGTAGCTTTAGCTGCAGATTTCGTAGGTGCATTACATGCTCAAGCAGGTTTACAAGTTAGTGCTTCAGCATTAGAAGTTGGAAATGATTTAAAATTAAATTATTCTACAACAACAGTTCCTCGTATGCTTTTCCAAGCAGCGGATGAAACTGTAGATTTTGTCGCAGCTCCATCAAGTACAAGTACAAACGGTGATACAGCTGGTGAATATGTAAGATGGACTGGAACTGCATTTGAAATGTCACAAACAATTGATGGAGGATCATTCTAATGGCTGATGTAGGTACTAGTAAAAAATTCAAAAATGAAGTTAAAAAGTGGATTAAAGATACTGCAGAATTACATAAAAAACTTGACCGTCTAAATAGACAGGTTCAAAAAGATAAAGAGTTTTCTCAAGTTCAGAGACAGATGGATTTTGTTTCTAAGGCAAGTAGAACTTTCTTCTCACAAATAAAGTCATTATTTATAGTAGTTAAGTAGTAGTAACTGGGTACATACCCGCATAGATAAAGGAGCCGTTAAATAATGGCACAAATAATTAAACTTAGACGTTCGTCGACTGAGGGTAAGGTTCCAACAACCTCCGATTTAAATTTAGGCGAATTAGCAATAAACACTAATGACGGTAGAATATTCTTCGAAAAGAATGATGGTTCTGCCTCTATAAAACATGTTATAACATCAGACTCTCAAACAACAGGATCAATTGAAATAACTGGTAACATAAGTGGTTCAGCAACCACAACTGGTTCGTTTGGTCATTTAGTCTTAGGTAATAGAGATACAGATGCTAGTTTTGAATTTGGAAGAGCTCATGTAGGTCACATAGGTTATTCAGATATGGCTGGATTTAGTCATGTTGATAATGATTCTACTTCAAATTTTGCTATAGCTCAAAGTGCGGCTGGTAAAACAATTATAAATGCTAAAAGTGGTCAACCAATCGCATTTAAGATAAATAATACTGATAAAGTTCAAATAAATTCAAGCGGTGATTTGGGCGTAGGTATAGAAACTGCACTACATAAACTTCATGTTGTTGGAGATGGATTTTTTACTGGTAATGTAAGTGGCTCATCAACATCAACAGGTTCGTTTGGTGATGGTAGATTTGCCTCTAAGGTAGGTATCGGTTTAGGTATTGCTACTGCATTATCAACTCCTCATAGTTATCTTGATGTCAGAGGTAATAATGTTACTCCTAGTAATGGTAATGGTAGTTATCACACAATGCAACTTATTGACACATCAACTTCTGCTGAAGGAGTTGGTGGTGGTATTGCATTTGGTGGAAAATTTCTTGGTAATACAGATACTCTTTTTGGTGAAATCAGAGGACTCAAAGAAAATGGAACTTCAAATAATTATGCAGGTGCTCTAACATTTCAAACACGTGCTCATGGAGCTAATCTGATTGAACAAGTTCGTATTGATAGTTCAGGTAATTTGGAGGCAGTTAGAGGAAACATAAGTGGTTCAGCAACCTCAACCGGTTCATTTGGTCATATTTTTGTTGGTGGAAATATATTAGGTAATTCAGATAATACCACAGAGATTGGTAGTACACCTGACAACGGAGCAATTAAAAAAATATATATGGTTCAAGGTGGTGAAATCGCCTTTGGGGATACAACCACATCAAATTTCTTTGGAATAGCAGAAGGAACTAACAACAACTTTGCTGACTCAGACACAATGGGAATATATTATCGAAATGGACTAAATATATATTCCGCTAATAATACTCAGAGGGTGAAAATTCTTGCTAACGGTAATGTCGGCATCAACGATACAACTCCTTCATATAAATTAGATGTAAATGGAACTGCCCAATTTGTAGATGATGTGACATTAGGTGCTGATATAAGTGGTTCAGCAACCTCAACCGGTTCGTTTGGTATGGTAATGGCAGGTGGAACAGAAATAGTATCATCACCAATAACTGCCCTAAATAATGCAACTGCAAATGAACTTGTAACAGTAGGTTCAACCACAACAGAATTAGACGCTGAAACTCTATTAACATGGAATGGTAGTGTATTAGGTGTTGGTATTACCAGCCCATCTATTGTTGGTGGTATTCATGTAAAAAATCCTGCTTCTCAAAATGGAGTAGCAGTATTTGAATCATCCGATCCTTATGTAAATATATCACTAAAAGATAATCAAGGATCAGCATTTTTACAATATGGTGGTTCAGATGCAGAATGGTATTTCTCAAATGCTGATTTTTATCTATCAGCTACAAAGGTAAGTGGTTCAGCAACCTCAACAGGTTCGTTTGGACACTTAGTAATCGACAAGGACGCACATATAGGTGAAGATTTATTAGCAGATGGTGATGTTGTAGCTTATAATTCATCCGATATGAGACTTAAGAACAATTTACAAGTTATTGGTGGAGCATTGGATAAGATTGATGGGATAAATGGTTATGAATTCGATTGGAATGAACAATCACCCGAATGGGCACGAGAAAGAGGACATGATGTGGGTGTTGTAGCTCAAGAAATACAAAAAATACATCCTGAAATCGTTGAAGAGAGAAAAAATGGTTATTTAGGTGTTGATTATAAACGATTAGTACCATTATTAATACAAAGTATAAAAGAATTAAAACAAGAGGTCGAAGAACTAAAGAAAAAAGTTTAGTTTTTGGGATTTCTAATATATATTTATTTAAAACTCATAATATAGGAGATAAAAGTTATGGCAGTTACAGAAGAATCAAAATTAGCTAAAAAAGTTGAAGAACAAACTTCTGAAATTAAGTTTACTGAAGATGAAATCAAATCTTTGAATGATTTGAATCAAGGTTATACAACCAAACAATCACAATTCGGACAACTTAAGGTTCAGAGAATATTGTTGACTCAACAAATGGAAGCTTTGGATGAGACTGAAATTCGTTTAGAAACCGAGTACTCAGAATTACAAAAATCTGAACAAAACTTAGTTGCTGAATTAAATAAAAAATATGGGCCAGGTCAGTTAGACCCAAATACGGGTGTATTCACACCAACGGCTCAAGAAACACCTGAACAATAGTAACTAAATCCCACGATAACAATCGTTTGGGATTTTTGTGCTATATTTATATTTAAACATTTTGGTCTCGTTTGGCCAAAAGAATTATGTTTTATTTCATGAAATAATAATCAAAATTGGGAGATAATTAATGGCAGAAAGAATCGTAAGTCCGGGTGTATTTACTCGTGAACGAGACCTTTCTTTTTTACCTCAAGGAATAGCAGAAATCGGAGCAGCTATTGTAGGACCTACCGTAAAGGGTCCTGCTTTTGTTCCAACTATGGTTTCGAGTTTCTCTGAGTTCGAAGAGATGTTTGGTTCAACGAAGAAAGAAATTTACACACCGTACGCCGTAGAACAATATTTGAGAAGTGCTGGACAAGTAACGGTTGTTCGTGTTCTCAACACAGGTGGATATTCCGCCGACTTTGTTCAAGTAAACATGACTGGTAGTAGTGCAGCAGCAGAAACTGCTTTTGTATTGGCACCATCTCGTGGTGGTTCCGATGGAACTGTAAGATTAGATGGTTGTCAAGTCACACAAAGTGCAGCAGGAGTAGGAAGTTACACATCATTTACATTAAAAGTAAGTGGTAGTAACTTTGGTGCTAAGAGTATAACTTCTCGTGACTATGCACTATCGTTTAATACTTCAAGTGCTAACTTCTTTGAAAATGTGTTCTCGAAAGATCCACAAGTTCAGAAGTCAGGTTTGAATACCGTACCTGTTTATTTGTACAAATCATTTAAAGGTGCAGCTAGTACTTTTAGTGATAAAACAGCATCATCAACTGCATCACTTGCAACTGGTACTCATGGGTCAGTTGACTTCACGAGTGCAGCTTATAATAACGCATCAACACCATCCATACAATCACAGTTGATTAATGGTTCAAGATATAATCTTTTTAAGGTTAATACTCGTTCACATGGTAGTGATGTAAATAATAAGTTGAAAGTTGTTGTTGTCGCAGTCAAGAAAGCTGGTACTATAGCTGGTAGTGATTATGGTTCATTTTCACTTCAAGTTAGACAAACTGGTTTAAATGATAAAGGTTTGACTACTGATAATGTATTAGAACAATTCGACAATCTAAATTTCAATCCTGAAAGTACAAATTACTTTGCAAGAAGGATTGGTGATAGATATGTGGATATAGATTCAGATGGTAAATTAACTTATCAAGGTGATTGGGATAATCGTTCCAAACATATCTATGTAAGTGATTTTACTGAAATCGCTAACGGAGCTATACCAAAAGTATTGGTTCCAATGGGACACGCAGCAATTACAAATCCGTCTGGTGGTGGTACAACCATTCCAGCATGGCCTTTCAAAAATTCTCAGTTGAACTCCAATGGAGCACCTGATTTGAATGTATTGTATGGTCATGATTACGCAAATGCTGACGCTAATGAATACTTATCACCATTACCATCCTCTGCAGGAGCTGGTAATCACACCACAATGAGTCTCGAAGACTTCAATGGAACAGCTGAGATTAAACCATCCTCAGAAACATTCTCTAACGCAGCTGAGAAAGTTACTTTGGATTTATCTCACATAGACCAAAGAAGATTCGTAGTACCATTTCAAGGTGGTTACGATGGAGATAATCCAGCAAATCCTAAGTTGAGTGGAGCCGACATTGTCGCTACAAACACACAAGGATTTGATATATCTTCAACATCTGCAGGTGGATACACAGCATATAAGAAAGCTATCAACGCAATCAGTAATCCTGATGAATTTGATATCAATATGTTGGTGGTACCTGGTGTAATCCATAATGTACATTCAAGTATAACAAATCACGCTATCAGTAAAGCTGAAGATAGAGGTGATACATTTGTTATCTTGGATTCTGTTAAGTATGGAGCAAGTATAGCAGATGCTACTGCAGCAATCGAAGCACTTGATAGTAATTACGCAGCAACTTATTATCCTTGGGTAAAGATAAGAGATAGAAACACTAACCTACCTGTATGGGTTCCACCATCAGTAGTATTAGCTGGAACTATAGCATTTACCGATAGGGTAGCTCACGAATGGTTCGCACCTGCTGGGTTGAATCGTGGTGGATTGACAACTGTAACAGAAGCTCAGACTCGTTTAACACACGCAGAAAGAGATACTCTGTACGAAGCAAGAATCAATCCAATCGCTTCATTTCCTGGACAAGGTGTATGTGTATGGGGACAGAAGACCTTACAAGGTCGTCCATCAGCACTTGACCGAGTTAATGTAAGAAGATTATTAATTAGATTGAAGAAGTTCATCGCATCATCTTCAAGATTCTTAGTATTCGAACAAAACACATCTGCTACAAGAAACAGATTCCTAAATATTGTGAATCCTTTCTTGGAATCAGTTCAAGCTAATAGTGGTTTATCCGCTTTTAGAGTTGTTATGGATGATACCAACAACACACCTGATGTCATTGATAGAAATCAGTTGGTTGGTCAAATCTTTATTCAACCTACAAGAACTGCAGAATTCATTGTGTTGGACTTCGTTGTCTTACCTACTGGAGCAGCATTCCCAAGTTAATATTAGGGAGTACATATGTAAAAAACCTCACTTTTTGTGGGGTTTTTTATTGCATTAAAATATTTATTATGGAGAAGAAATTAAAAACTTCTATAAAACTTCTAAAACACAAATATAGTGTTTTTTAGAATAGATGATATTTATATAAGAATAGAAGACATTCTTAAATATTGGAGAAATGAAATGCCAGACTTATTAGATCCGTCAGAAATAATGTTCACTCCGTTTGAACCAAAGACGAAGAACAGATACATCATGTACATTGAGGGTATCCCTTCTTATTTGATTAAAACAGCGAACAGACCGACAATAGCTTTCGAGACTATAGAACTCGACCACATTAATGTTAAAAGATACATTAAAGGTAAAGGAGCTTGGGAAGAATTAGAAATAACACTTTACGATCCTGTTGTTCCAAGTGGAGCACAAGCCGTAATGGAATGGGTGAGATTATCACATGAGTCCGTTACTGGTCGTGATGGTTATTCAGACTTTTACAAAAAAGATGTAACCTTTAATGTCTTAGGACCCGTTGGAGATAAAGTTGAAGAATGGACTCTCAAGGGAACCTATATCGCAAACGCCACATTTGGTGATTTAGATTGGGCGAACGCAACTGATCCTGTAGACATAACCTTAACACTTCGTTACGATTACGCAATCCTACAATTCTAACGATAGTATAGGAGAATAACAATGAGCGAATGGTTAATTCAAAACTGGGAATGGTGTTTATTAGCTTTCTACACCATCGAAAAGATAGTCAAACTTTCACCATCTACAAAAGATGATGTTATATTTGACGCCGTATTGAAACCAATATGGGAAGCAGTTACTAAAAACAAAAAATAAATTATTACTATAAGTCTGGCAACTTAAGTTGTAATAAAAAGTGAGGTTGTAATCACAAACAAACTAATCAGTTTAATTAGGAGAAAATAATGGCTGAAGAGAAACGCAAGTTTCCATCAGAGGTCGTTGATTTGCCTTCGAAAGGCTTGTTGTATCCGAAAGACCATCCATTAGCAAGTGGTCAAATCGAAATAAAATACATGACAGCTAGAGAAGAGGATATCTTGACCTCAAGAACACTTATCCAAAAGGGTATTGTGTTGGATAAATTGATGGAAAGTGTTATCATACAAGATGGTGTGAAACTCGATGATTTACTATTGGGTGACAAGAACGCTATCATGATTGCCACAAGGATACTTGGATACGGAAAAGATTATTCCGTTGAATTGGTAGATCCTGATAGTGGTGAAAAACAAAGTGAAACATTTGACTTAACTAAAATCGATGATAAGAAAATTGATGAAAAGTTATTCAAAGGTGGTAAGAACGAATTCGGTTTTGACCTACCAGCTTCGAAAGTCAAAATTACTTTCAAACTTTTAACTCATAAAGATGAAAAAGAAGTCGATGAAGAGTTAAAGGCATTAAAAAAGTTTCAGAAAGAAAGTGGAGTGACGAGTGAAATCACAACAAGGTTGAAAAAGGCAATCTTGTCAGTTGATGGAGACCAAACTCGAAAACGAATCAATGAATTCGTGGATAATGAACTTCTTTCAAGAGACTCATTGGCATTAAGAGAATATCTAAGGGAAATAACACCCGATATTGACTTAACCTTCAACTTCGTAAGTGAAGCAACAGGTGATAGTCAAAAAATGGATATCCCATTAAATGTCGAGTTTTTTTGGCCTGCGGGCAGAGGATAAGCCCGCTATTCACGACCAAATCTTCTCACTCTGTTTTCACGGAAAGGGAGGATTTACTCATTCAGAAGTCTACGAGATGCCAACCTATCTGCGCCGATTCTATATCGCTAAGGCATCTTCATTCTATGATGAGGAAAAGAAACAGATGGATAAAGCCACCAAAAAGTCAAAAGCTGGTGGATTATCTCGACCTGGTATCACAAGAGGCCGTTAATTTTTCTATAAGCTGATATTTATTATTGAGTTATACCAACTAATCAAAATTTAAAATATCGATACACAAAGGAGATGACAATGGCCTCATCTAAAAATAAATTAACAGAACAGAAACTACATGAAGGAGTGATGACTTCGATTTTGGGTGCAATACTCAAGGGTAGAATCAGTACGGTTACCAAAGCTTTAAAAGGTGACCCTACACTTCAAAAATTAGCAAAAGATGTTGATAAAGCTGTTGATAAACTTGATAAACAAATAGAAAAAACGAGAAAAGTTCAAGCAAAAGCTGGGAGTAGAATGGCACAGGCAACTGATGACCCATTTACAAAAGCTCAGAGTGACTGGGACAAGAAAATGAAGGGTAAATACTTCTAAAAAAGATTAATCTATGCCAACACCACAAGAACAAAGTAAATTCAATAAAGAGCTAGATAAAACCCAAAAATTCACAGAAAACATTAATAAATCCATGAAAGAGGGTAATAGTTTAGCCTCAGCCTTTCAAAAGAGTCTGAAGGGTGTTCAGGATGTTATGCAAAAAAATGTTAAATTATTTAAAGACCTCTCATCTGAGGCACAAGGGATTTCAGATTCCTTTGAAGACATCGAAAGTAGGGTAGATAAGGTAAAAAAATCTACCGAGTCAGAATCTAAATCTACAGCAAGAGTATATAAAAAAAGATGGGCGTTAAATAAGGCATTCAAAGAACAGGTTGGTATAGCCGACAAGATGGCTAGTATTGAAAGAGACGGTATTGGTAGACAGAAAATGTATCAAGATGCATCTGCCTTTATCCGTGAAATTTACCAAGACAATGCAGATTTAACCGAATTTCAACTCGATAAATTACAAGAGATGAGAGATGCATCTCGTGGTCTATCAGATGCACAATCAAGTAGAGTCATGAGTAATCAAAAAATGGCTCTTCTCGATAAACAAATGTTATCAACAAATGAACTTTTATTTAAATCTCTTGGTAAACAAGGTGGAGAAAACTCAAGGTCAAGTAAAATTTTACAGGACCAAGTAGACAGATTCATGGATATTCGTGATTTGGCACAACAGACTGCCGTCCAATACGATGCTATTGGTACATCAGGATTTTCAATAGTTGATACTTCGGCACAAAGAGCAGAAATCGAAAGAGAAATGGAAATGATTACCCGAAGATA